ATCGCCTACTGCTTCGCACCTGTCGAAGGGTATAGCGCATTTGGTTCGTACACAGGCAATGGATCTGCAGATGGTCCGTTTGTTTATACCGGGTTCAAAACTCGCTGGGTCATGATGAAAGCATCAAGTCATGCTGGATCTTGGGTCATGTATGACACAACGAGAGACACCGCGAGTTCTGGCGAGGGTTGGTTGTATGCCAACAGTACTTCCTCAGAACAAGCAGCTGCAACATATGCAGTTCATACCACCAGTAACGGTTTTCGTATGGCTGGTACTTCTAATGAAAATAATGGAAGTGGACGTACTTATATATACGCCGCCTTCGCAGAACACCCCTTCAAAACTTCACGCGCACGCTAACTAATTAATTATGCTTAAACTAAACAATAAGCCCCTGCCATACGATAGGGCATTTACACATGCTGATATTCAATATCCAGCAAATTGGCTGCGTTTGTCTTCCCTTGAAGAACGTAATGCTATTGGTATTACGGAAGTAGCTGATGCTCCCAGTTGGGATCAACGTTTCTATTGGGGTGTTGATAATCCTAAGGATCTAGCTGGACTAAAGACACAATGGTCTGACACACAAACTGCTATTGCATCTTCATTGCTAGCTCCTAGTGACTGGCGTGTTATCAAAGCTAAAGAGACTGGAACTAATATTCCATCTAATTGGAAGACATACCGTGCCGCTATCCGTACTGCATGTAATACACGTCAAACAGAGATCAATGCAGTTGCTGATGTAGCAGCTCTTAAAGAGTTGTTCTTTGGTGCTGCACAAGTACAACAAACAAATGAAGAAGGTGTTGGTGTTGTTGATGAAGAAGGCAACCTAACAATGATTGCAAACCCAAATCTTGCCACTGAGTGGCCTACATCACCATGATTACTCTTATCCGTCCAATTCTATTCTCGTTCATGAAATCAGAAAAGGTTAAATTCCTTATTCTTGATCTTCTTAAGGCATACGCTAAATCAACTGATAATGATGTTGATGACAAAGTAGTTGCTTTTGTTTCTGCTGGATTGTTTCCTAATAAATAATGGAATGGGAAGAGATACCTAACTTCCCTCAATTGGTGCTTCCAGAAGCGCCTCTAATGCCTGATGCAGTGCTTGAAGTACCAAGAGCATCTCTGCCTTCATACAAGCCCCTTGTGGTGCCTCCTAGCAACCTTAGACCGCCTGCTGGTGTTAAAGGTATTGACATAAAAGATGAGGCACCTTCTAAACAAGATAAACCTAAAACAAATACTCCACCAACTAAGCCTTATGTTCCACCAGAGGCACAAATAATAGCAGTACCTTTTACAGACATTGAAGTACCAATGCCTACTACTACTATTATGACAACAGCAGCTACCACAGCATTTATTTCGGTAGCTGCAACGTTACTTGGACAATCACTTTTTAAGTACTTAGTGATGCTATTTAAACCTATTATTAAACAGGCATGGAGCAAGTTAAAGAAAAAGAAGACGGTGGAAAACCAAAAAACTTCTTAGCTAAAGTAAAGGAAAACACAGAAGACGAGCTTCAAATCCTAGGTACATTTGTACGTCTAGGTGTTGTAGTTTGGAGTGGTTTTATTATTACTCTTAACTACGTTGAGCTACCAATGTTTAAAAAAAGTATAGGTGGGGACATAACTTTTCCTGCCTCTATTTTTACGGGAGCTTTGGCAACATTTGGATTATCTACATCTAATAACAAGTCAAATAGTAAATCATCAGATCCTAAAAAGAAAGACGAATGAAGTACTTACTAGCTTTATTAATGCTGGCTAGTCCAGCTACAGCACAGATAACCCCGAACTTTACTCAAGGTTCAATGCAGTCAACTACTACCACCACTGTTGATATTGATCGGACTATATCAACCGAAATAGTTGGTGGTGCATATTCATCATGGTCAGGAACAAACGTAACACCAAGTGGGGACATCACAGATGGCTCTACAACCTATTTAGTAACAAATGCTGGGGAACAGTTTCAACTGGAACTGGTAACCAGAGCAGCAGGAGTAGTGGAAACAATCGATATCGACGAAGTTATCGAACAGGTTTCTACTACTACCTCATTATCAATCTTCTCGCAGTAAGTCCAGTTTACGCAGAAGATCCTAAGGTTCAAAATACATCTAGTCCTGTAGCTGCAGCTACGGGCAATGTTACCAATCAGGCGGTTCAGTTTCAAAACAACGGAGCACCTTCTAGACAATATTTTCATGGTAATAACAGCTGCAACGGGACAACCATGCAGTTTGCACCTTTCTATATGGGTAACGATACAACCCCTATGAAACGGGATAGTTATACCAAAAATAATAACTGGGGGGCACAAGTTAGTTTTTCTGTACCGCTTGATGGTGGCATGGTAGAAACCTGTAAAGCTATCGCCCGTAAACACGAACAGAAGATGCGTCTTGATTATGAATTAGTCAGGGCGTTAAAGTGTACAGAGATCATGCAAAAAGGTTTTACCTTTAGACCTGGATCACGTGTTGAAATCTTATGTAATGACATCGTACCAATTGTGGCCCTTGAATAGATGGAAGCAGCAGTTACTGCTCTTATCGCATTAATAGGCGGTGGGGCAGCTCTAAACAACAGACTACACAACCGAATAAATAATGTACATGACCGTATCAGCGGTCTCGACAGACGTATTGATGCTATTGAATTAAGTGTAGCTCAAGACTATGTATCCAAAGCTGACCTATCAGTAATGGTGCAACGTATGGAAGACCATATGATACGCATCGAAAACAAATTAGATCAAATCGTATTGAGGAATTAATCATGCCTAGAGGCGGACAAAAGTCTTACATCCAACAAATGAAAGAAGACCAGCTTAGAAATCGTGGTGGTGACCCTAACAAAAGGGGTAAGCCTTTGCAAGGAAAGGATGTATTTCCAAAGCAAGCAAAGAAACTACCTAGTGAACGTAAAGGTTACAACGTATAATTATGTCCTATCAAATCATTGATTCATATACCAATAAAGTACTTGGTACATATGAAACCGAAGCACAAGCAGTACGTGCTGAGTCACATCTAGTACATGAACCTAACGAAACACGTTACGAAATTAAAGCACCAGCTAAACCTAAAGCTAAAGCTAAAAAGGCTAAATGACAAACAAGAAAGCAACTGAAGACCAGTTTAATGAGTTGCATAATCTTGTTACAAAGGAATTCCTTGCCCGTATTAAATCGGGTGAGGCTTCCACACAAGATCTAAAAGCAGCTTGTGATTGGCTATCAAAGAATGATATTAGTGGTGTCGCCTTTGAAGGTAGTCCACTAGATAAGCTAGTTAGCATTATGCCTACTGTAGATCCTGAACTTGTACAACGGAGACTTTATGGCACGAAGCTCTAGTCATAGCGGACCTAAATACGCTAATGGTAATTATAAATCATATCAAAAGAAATATGATGGCTCTAAATTACAGATCTCTAAACGATCCAAACTAAATAAAGAAAACCGTAAACGTGGAACCTACGGTAACGGTGATGGCAAGGATGTATCCCATAAGAAAAATGGAAAGACATTCCTCGAAGCAGCATCAAAAAACAGAGCACGTAAAGGACGCGCATAATGGAAATTAACATTGAATCTTTACTTAATTTTCTTAAAATCAAAAAGAAAGCAAAAAAGGATTGGTCTAAAAGTGACCAAATTGTTTTAGATAATTTTCAAGAGTTAAAGAAAAAAGGCTTGGAAAATTTACAGATCCAACCTTTAAATCAATCTTCTTATGGAGATAGACGCTTTAATAATGATGTAAGCCCTGATTTCCAAGGACCAATGGGATATGCTGGGCGTGGTACACAAGATCGTATGCCAGGCACAACACCTCAATTTACTCAAAAACCTACAAAAGTAAAGCGACCCATCAAACGTAAAGGTTCCGGTTACATTTAAACTATGACCCCATTACTTCCTACCCCTAACGATTACCTCTACAACTTAATAGCCATGACCTCACCAGAAGCTAAGCGTCTGTGGAGGCGCTCTATTAAGGAACACTTTGACCATACTTGTATCTATTGCGGAAAAACCTATGACCTTAGTCAACTATCTATCGATCATGTTCATCCTCGCGCTCGTGGCGGAGAGGATGTTGCAACGAATGTTGTATGCGCCTGTACCAGATGTAATCAGGATAAAGGAAGTACACCCGTCCTTAGTTGGATGAGAGACAAATTTGGAGTTAATAGACTCCGTGAAAAACTAATTATGGAGTATATTAATTAATTATGCCTCAATTTTTACAGAACCTACAACGATACGCTAATGACCCCTTAGAATTTGTTAATGGTGTTGTTCGTGTTGGTAGTATGATAGGTAATGAGCTAGAATATGGTAGGAAACAAATTAGTGGTTTTATTGAAGATGTTGTACCTGAACCTATTGTCAATACTTTAGATAATCTAACTGATGCACTTAGTACAGGTTATGAAGCCTCTCCTGTAGGAGCACTGGATCAAGGGGCTGCTCTTGCTGCAGATGCTGTTTCAGAAACAACCAACTCACCTGCTTTAGGTATGGCAGCTGGTCTTTTGTTAGGCATGGTTGACGGTTCCCCTGGTATTAATGTATCAAGAGGTGGAGCAAGGTTTAAATTTAAAACTCAAGGTGAATTTAATGTCACTCAACCTGCAAAGGTTGATGCAACCCGTGATGCAGTAGATGATGTTAAATTAATTCTACAAAACATTGAAGAAGCCAATCCTGGTGTTAAGCCTGGTGTGCTTAGAAAAACAATTCCAGAATACAAAGCAGCTCAAAAGGCTTTGGGAGCTAAAAAGCCTGCAGTTAGTAGTGAAGAATCAAACATGTTAGCATTTGGTTTAGGTAGGGAACAAGCTTACCCACGGACAAAACCTCGTGCCAAGGAAATAAAAAGTAAATTTATTAAAGATGCAAGACGTGATCTTCAACAAGGTGTTGATAAAGTTATTGAACAAGTAGATTTGCACCATAAATTTCCTAAAGGTATATCAGCAGCAGTTTTTAATCGTGCTCGTGATTTTATTGAAGACGGTAAAATGACATACAATGATCTAGTAGATATGGCTAAACGTGCTCAACAACGTGGCCTAGAGCCTGGAGATGTTGAGACTGATTTGTTACCAATGTTTAAAACACCTCACGATACTTTTCATGCAGAAATGCGTGCTCAAGGCTCTAATCAATTTCCTGGTGAAAATTTAGAAATTAGTAAAACTAAACTTACTCAAAAACTTAGACAAGTTAAAAATCCAAAAGATTTATATGTTTTGTGGGATCAAATGTTATCTGATGATATAAAATATCTTTATGAAACTGCTGAAATCTGGCAGCCTATGGATGAAACAATTAAAAGTGTTAGCCCTAAATTTACCGGTAAAGCTCCATCAAAACCTAACTAGAAGCCTCTACAAGCCCTCTTAACCCCCTACACGCTAGATTCTACCTATGAACACTTTAGACCTCCTTAAAGACGATTTTAAGCTATTCCTACAAGCATTATGGAGTGAACTAGACTTACCAAACCCTACACGTGCTCAATATGCAATTGCTGATTACCTTCAATATGGTCCAAAGCGTTTACAAATCCAAGCATTTCGGGGAGTTGGTAAGAGCTGGATTACTGGTGCTTTTGTTCTTTGGACTTTATTTAATAACCCCGAAAAGAAAATAATGATTATATCTGCTTCTAAAGAACGAGCAGATAACATGTCAATCTTCCTACAAAAATTAATCATTGAAACACCCTGGTTGGTACATTTGCGCCCTAAATCTGATGACTCCCGTTGGAGTCGGATCTCATTTGATGTGGCTTGCTCCCCTCACCAAGCCCCTTCTGTTAAATCAGTGGGCATTACTGGTCAGCTTACCGGTTCTCGTGCTGACTTAATGATTCTTGACGACATTGAGGTTCCTGGCAACTCAATGACGGAATTTATGAGGGAGAAACTTTTACAATTATGTACTGAAGCTGAATCTATCCTTACTCCCAAGAATGATAGTCGTATTATGTTTCTTGGTACACCACAGACAACATTTACTGTCTATCGTAAGCTAGCTGAGAGGGCCTACAAGCCCTTTGTTTGGCCTGCTAGGTATCCTAGGAAGGTTTCTCAATACGAAGGCCTTCTAGCGCCTCAGCTAGTAGAAGATATAGATCAAGGTGCAGAGAAATGGGATGTAACAGATGATAGATTTGATAATGATGACCTGATTGAACGTGAAGCGTCAATGGGTCGTAGCAACTTTATGTTGCAGTTCATGTTAGATACGAGTTTATCCGATGCTGAAAAGTTTCCTCTTAAATGCTCTGACCTTATCGTCACTAGCGTTAATCCCACTACTGCTCCCGAATCCATTGTTTGGTGCTCCGATCCACAAAACGTTATCAAAGACCTCCCCATTGTTGGATTACCTGGAGACTATTTCTACTCTCCAATGCAGTTACAAGGAACATGGGATCCTTACCAAGAAACAATCTGCTCAGTTGATCCGTCGGGTCGTGGCTCAGATGAAACAGCAGCAGCTTTTATCTCCCAACGTAACGGTTTCCTGTACTTGCACGACATGCGTGCTTACAGAGACGGATACTCCGACAATACATTACTTGATATTTTAAAAGGTTGTAAAAAATATGGCGTTACTAAACTTCTTATTGAAACTAACTTTGGTGATGGTATTGTTAGCGAGCTTTTCAGAAAACATCTTATCCAAACAAGACAAAATATTGATATTGAAGAAGTTAGAGCAAATGTTAGAAAGGAAGATCGAATCATTGACTCCCTTGAACCCATCCTCAACCAACATCGACTCGTTATTGATCGTTCGGTAATTGAATGGGACTTTAAATCTAACCCACAAGCTGCTCCAGAAGAACGTCTTCTTTATATGTTATTCTATCAAATGTCTAGGATGTGTCGTGAAAAAGGTGCAATTAGACATGATGATAGAATTGATGCGTTAGCTCAAGGTGTACAATATTATACAGATGCAATGGGTATCTCTGCCCTAGAAGCAATTAAAGATCGTAAACGTACAGAGTGGAATTCAATGCTAGAAGAGTTCTTTGATGATCCCCAATCCTCTGCTAATCATCTCGTAATGGGTATGAATTTACAACAAAGACAACAAGCTAAAGGTAACTCTAAAAACTCTATTCCTACCTGGGTTTAATTTAACCCCACATGTATAGGGGGGAAGGGAAGGGTGGACCCAACTCCCCGAACGGGGAGGAATTCGAGACATGGGTTCGTTCTACGAACTCACCAAGCTCTCATTCCTCCTTATTTCTCTAATGAAGAGTGAGGAGGATCCAAAGACACAAAGACAAACACTCCCTCTTCTTCATTCTTTATAAACACCTTCTTTAATAAGATGAATCCCGTGAGAACTTATTAAACATCCCACCACAAACATTAATCCCACCACAACTTATACTACTGTATGCATAATGTAGAGTTAGTTCATGTCACTCCTGATGCTGAACAATTGATAGCTTATATGGCTAGAGTATCTAATCCTAATAATCAAGATAATCCTGATTGTATTAAATTAATTAAATATCTTATTAAACATAATCATTGGTCTCCCTTTGAAATGGTTAATATGTGTGTACAGATTGACACTACCAGAAGTGTTGCTAGTCAAATCTTAAGACATAGATCTTTTAGTTTTCAAGAATTCTCTCAAAGATACGCTCAAGTCGTTAACACGCCATCATTACCTAACTTTAGACGTCAAGATACATCCAATAGACAAAATAGTATTGATGATCTTAATGAATTTACTCAACAAGAGTTCCAAATACGTACGCAAGACCTATTTGATCAATCCTTAGCCCTATATAACGAAATGTTAGCCGCTGGTGTCGCTAAAGAATGTGCAAGAGATGTTCTTCCCCTCTCAACACCTACTAAACTTTATATGAACGGTACTCTCCGCTCTTGGTTGCATTATACTGCACTAAGATGCGCTAACGGGACTCAATATGAACATCAATTGATTGCAACTGGCGTTAAACACTTACTTATACAACAGTTTCCCCTTGTTTCAGAGGCAATGTGGCCGAGCGAGCACGACCCGAGTGAGTGAAACGAACGAGGGCTTGGAGTGCGAGCTATAACCTCGTAAAAAATAACATAAATTTGTGAAGCCTATCTTATATAAGTAATGCTGATAAAAACCCCCATAGGGGGTCAGAATATCTTATCATTCCCCGCTCGCTTCGCTCGCT